CTTCCCAGTAGCGGCCGATCAGCACCCGCCAGGCTATGTGACGTGGGACGGCCAGCTCGAAGCGGCATATAAGCAGTTAGACTGGCTGATGTCTCAGCTCTACGCTCTTAGCGAAACATCGGCAGCGGCTTTCGGGCAACTGCAAGCAGGGCTAGCTGAATCTGGCACGGCACTGCGTCGTTTGCTTATGGCGCCGCTGGCTAGGGTCAATCGTATGCGTTTAAACTTCGATCCTGCGCTTAAGCAAGTGTTGAGATTAGCGTCACTTTTAGAAAGGGCACAAGGTGTGTCTGGCGTGGTTGAACTCACTGATATTCATATCGACTGGCAGGACGGTTTGCCGGACGATGACGTTGAGTTGACGCAAAATGAGGCGCAGCGTTATGCAGCCGGTCTCACTAGTTTAGAAAGTGCTCTGCGCCGTTTATATAACCTTGAGGGCGAAGCACTACAAGAAGAAATTAATCGCATTAGACAAGAGCAAGCGCATGGCGCGGCTGAACTTCCGTCCATACAACTGCCGCCGTTTGAAGAAGAAAGTCAGGGTGAAATTTAATGGCAATCGTCGGGCAATTTAGTCATACTGAAATTGTCCGCTTGATTCGTTTTTACGAGAAGGCCGAATATGAACTTCTGAATCGAGTTAATCGGGCTTTACTGCGGGGGAACAGCATCGAGTATTTGAAGCAAATGAAGCAAGCCGTAAACGCCATTTTACAAAGTTTACGTGAGGGAAACAAGACGTGGTGTTTAGAAGCGATCCCTCGTGTTTATTTGGACGGTGTGCGTTACGCCGACGGGCTTCTAAAGGAGGCAAGAGTCGAAATTACGACAAGTTTCGGCGCTGTGCACCAATTCGCTGCCCAGGTCTTGGCTGAGAACGTCTATCAGCGACTCGAAGACGTAACTCAAGTAATTGGACGACAAGTGAACGACATTTATCGACAACTTGCTCTCGAAAACATAAGGGGTAGTACTATCGGCTATGACACATGGAAGCAAGTAGCTCAACAAATACGTCAGCAAATTGCTGAACGGGGAATAACTGGCTTTATTGATCGGCAAGGCAAACGGTGGAATTTAAGTTCATATACGGCGATGGTAGCTCGGACGTCTACCATGGAGGCACATCTTGAGGGTACTCGGAATCGTTTGCTTGAGCAAGGTCATGATTTAATCGTCGTTAGTGACCATCGCGGCGAGTGCGAGCTTTGCCGCCCGTGGGAGGGTCGAGTATTAAGTCTTTCAGGGCGTACACCACATTATCCGACGCTTGCTGAGGCCAAAGCCGCAGGATTGTTTCACCCTAACTGCCGCCACACATATAGTTTATACTTGGACCTAGAGAAAGAAACCAGAAAAGAAACCGGAGAAGGCAAGAGTTAGTTGCCTTGCCGCCTAAGAATGTAATCCTTTAGGTTTTGACGCTTTATAAGCGACAAACATATTAGCTCTTGCCCGAAGAGCATAAATAAGCGGGACCTTCAACTGGTACTGACCAGTATAAAACAAGTAAAAGGAGGTTTAGATTTATGAATTGGCTCAAAGAGCTATTGAAAAAAGCCGGCGTGGCTGAAGACAAACTCGATGCTCTAGTTAGCGATATTAGCAAAGAATTGCCAAAGCACTTCATTCCCAAGGACAAGTACAATGAAGTGGCCGAGACGAAGAAGCAACTAGAGAAAGATATTCAAGACAGAGACAAGCAACTTGATGATTTGAAAAAGGCTGTAGGGTCTAACGAAGATCTCAAGCAACAAATTGAAAAGTTGCAGGCTGACAACAAAAAGGCTGCTGAAGACTGGCAAGCTAAGGTTGCTCAGCTCCGGTTTGATTTCGCCATTGAAAAAGCATTGCTTGAGGCCAAGGCCCGTAGGCCAAAGGCCGTCAAAGCGCTTCTCGATTTGTCGAAAGTCAAACTCGACGGCGACCAACTGATAGGTTTGACTGAACAAATTAAAGAGTTGCAAAAGACAGACTCATATTTGTTTGTAGATGCTACGCCAAGCGGCAAAGTCGGTGACGGCACTAATCCGCCTGGGGCCGATCACACCGAGGCTAATCCGTGGAAGAAGGAAACATGGAACCTCACCATGCAGGGCAAGATCCTGCGCGAGGATCCGGCGAAGGCTGCACGGATGAAAGCAGAGGCGGGAGTAAAATAACAACATTAAAGAAAGGTGATGGAAATGGCAAAAACAGTTATTGCTGATGTAATTGTTCCCGAAGTTTTTAACCCGTACGTAATTGAGCGTACGGCAGAACTATCCGCATTTTATCAGAGCGGCATTATTGCCAGGAACCCTGAACTGGACAGACTGGCAAGTTCCGGCGGCAGACTTGTGAACATGCCGTTCTGGGAAGACCTGACCGGCGACGATGAAGTATTGAGCGATCAGACAGCCCTAACTGTCGGCAAGATTACCGCAGGGCAGGACGTGGCAGCCTTGCTAGCCCGAGGCCGCGCATGGAGCGTCAATGACCTGGCGAAAGCATTGTCTGGTGATGACCCTATGGCCGCTATCGGTGACTTGGTAGCTGCATACTGGGCAAGACGTTTCCAGGATATCTTGATAAAAACCCTGGATGGTATCTTTGGTCATGAAGATACAGAAATGGACACAAACAAACACGACATTTCCTTAGAAACTGGAAATGTAGCTGTAATTGATGCTAAGACTGCTGTTGATGCAATCTATAAACTGGGCGACAACGCAGATAATCTGACCGGTTTTGCAATGCACTCCGCAACGGTAGCAAAACTTACGAAGGATGACCTGATTGAGACCATTCCTCCGTCAGAGGGCAAGCCTGCAGTCAGGACCTTCCTTGGCAAGCCTGTTGTAGTGGATGACGGTCTGCCTAATGGTAACGGCGTATACACAACTTATATATTCGGCGCTGGTGCCTTTGGTTGGGGCGAAGGTGGCGCTCCTGTGCCGGTAGAAACCGCAAGGGACGCTCTTGCCGGAGATGATATTCTCATCCACAGAAGGCACTTCATCCTCCATCCGAGGGGGGTTGCCTTCCAAGATGAAGTTGTGACGGGTGCAACTCCAAGCAACACCGATCTTGCCAACTACGAGAACTGGAAGAGGGTGTATGAGCCGAAGAACGTAAGAATAGTGCAGTTCAAACACCGCATTGCTGCTGTATCTCAGAGTTAAGGGGTGATGAGATGAGATTTTTAGACTATCTAAAAAGGTTCACCTACACACCGAACGAGTTTTACGACCACTTGAAGGGGTTAGAGGATGCGGCCGGTGGTGACGTTGACCTCGTCATCCTCCCGGCCATGACCGGGGCAGGTGGGAATGAACCGGCACTTGAGCCGACTGTTACTGAAAGTGATGGTTATGCCTTTGATGTTACCTTGCAGATAATGAACAAGGCCAAAACAAAGGTACTGGAATGGTTCAACGGAACGCTTGAGGTGGATGTTATTCCGAATTCGTCCGCAGGAACAATTGTTGTTAATGATGACGAAACCCCGAGTGACACCACCGTAACCAAGAACATGACCTTTGAAAACGGTGCATGCAAATTCACCATAACAATGGGCGGTACCTGGGCGGCGAACGATACCATCAAAGTCACAGTAGACGATGACAACGTCGGCATCATGGGTTACGCGGTTGAGAAAACTAATCACTTCCTGGTCAAGGTGAAGGCAGACCCCTCCGGCGGCGGCCCCGGGGGGGGAGGGGGCGGCCCCTCTATCTAAACAGAAAAGGGATTATGAAAACACCGGAAGGATGCGTTATGTGTATTACTGACATACCATTTGTCAAAAAGGTTGCCGAGAGAATCGCGAGGTAATGAATATGGCAGTTGATATTACCGGCTTCCAGCGCATGCGCAGGCAGCAGGCAGAAAAAGCCGAGAAGGAGGCGAAGTACAAATGTTAGGACCCTACTGCACAATCGAATACGCAAACGAATACTTCGGCAGACGCCTCCACGCCGAAATCTGGGCGCAAGCAGACGACAACACAAAAGAAAAAGCCCTCTGGCAAGCGACCCGAAGCATAGACCGCATGCCGCTCAGGGGCAGGAAAACGGACCTGCATCAGCCTCTTGCTTTTCCTCGGTATCCGGACACTGAAATCCCTGAAGCAGTCAAGGAAGCCTGTTGTGAGGAAGCGCTCGCGCTCTTGGAAAGCGGCAATAGCCAGCGGCGCAAGCTGCAGCAGGAAGGCGTACAGTCCTTTAGCCTGGGCAACATGAGCGAGGCTTATGTACCGGGGGCCAGGCGTGGACTGTTAAGCCAGGAGGCGAAGGAACTGCTCAGGCCGTGGCTGCTGGGCGGTGTAAATATTATCTAAAAGGAGGATAAGAGCATGTCGAGCAAGATTAAGATATACAAAGGCGCTGTAACGGCTGGGCAAACAGACGGTACACTTGTTTCAAGTGGCACAGGTCTAAACCCTATCGAATCCGGGGCAATCAAAGTCCCTGCCGCAGGCTACCAGGAGGGTAGCTGGATAAAACTTGCTGTACGTTGCGATACTGGCTATGAAACAGTTGAAGATTCTTCACGCCATGCGCGAATCAGTATTGTAGATTCAGCAAAAGTAACGATGTGGCAGCTTGCTCCTGACAATAATGGACAGCCAGGGACGGCTGAAGATTGGGGCGAGCCGCTGGATTTCTTAACAAAAATCGGTGCAACAAATACAATCTTCTGGGCCAGAGCAAGAGTAGCGCATACGGAAGAACCGGCGAATGATGAAAGTGTGGATATTCAAGTTGCGGCAACCATAGGAGCAACAAGCTAGGGGGGAGATTGGCGATGAACAAGGCGAAAAAGGAAAGCGGTGAGTAATCGTGGCTACTATAGACCCTAATCAAACTTATGACATTATCCATACCCTGACATTTTCGGAAGCGTCAGGAACCTGCCCGATAAGACTCCACAGGGGTTCTTCGTCTGCCATTTCTGGCACGGTATATTATCGTGCCGGGACTAGCGGAGACTGGACTCCTCTATCTGTCTCAGGCACAGACACCACTTTCCCGGTAACTTCCACTACAATGCAGGTAGCCCACAACTGGAATAAGTCAGGCGATAACTATATGACACCCACGTTTCGGGGTGCAACAAATATAACCAGTATCGCCATTTCCCAAAAGTCGTTTTTGACTGGGGCAATGGGAAATTATTTCATGGTTTACTATGCTCGTGGCTGTTCCTCCCTCACTTCTCTCGCTGTCCCGGACACTAGCGGTCTTACAAGCGTGGGGGATTCTTTCATGCTATACTATGCTCATGGCTGCTCATCCCTCACCTCTCTCGCTGTTCCAGATACCAGCAGTCTTGAGAGTGTGGGAAATTATTTCATGCGTTTCTATGCTTATGGCTGTTCCTCCCTCGCTGAGCTGGTACTACCCGCCGTTGGGTGGTTCAAGGATAACAATGTAAACTGGAGTGTCCCCGCCGGTAGATTGGGGGCTCTCAAAGGGCATGTGCTTAATTTGGACGATCTAAACAGTTGGAAGGCGTTAACCGCAGAAGGCAAAACGCTCTACACTAACTATATTCGTGACCCGGAGCTTGTGTATTATGAGGAAGCAACTGAATATTGCGAATACGTTGCCGATCTTATTCGCACTATCATACAAAGTAAATCTTACAATGCTGATACCAAACGTATAACGCTGAAAGACTATTCCTACAGTGCAGACACCGAACGCAAAATAATCCAAGGGCATGTTTTCACGGGCGATACCAAACGGGCAACAATTAAAGAATATACCTTTACTGCCGACACCTTACGGAAA